ACATTCGTCGACGACAATGAACCCGCGCCGTTCACTCCTGACATTCTTATGCAAGGTTTGACCGATGACGAAGTAAAGGGCATCTTTGGGCCAGCGCGATACGAACAGTGGAGGAACGGCAAGGACCTTCGTGAGTTCGTCGAAGTCGACAACCACCCACGATGGGGGCCAACGGTTTCGATTCGACCGCTGAACCGATAGTGTTAGGTATGTTAGGGGTGTACATAGTTGCATAAGTTGCATAGTCGGATTCGCGCTAAGAACGCTGTGCAATAATCTGTTGCATGGATGTATTCATCGGGGATTCAGTCAAAGCGACTCAAGCGGGCCGCGTCGAAGGTTATCTTGTCAGATTCGGCAATCCCGAACACGTAGACCTTAGCGGTGACTACTTCACAAAGGCTACTGACTTCGGCTTTCCGTCTGACCGTGAACTGCCAATCAATCTGTACTACAACCACGGGTTCGACACTAAGGTCAAGAACAAGTGCGTCGGTACGGCCACTGTCAAGATGGATGACATCGGCCTGTGGTTAGAGGGTCAGTTGGACGTCGCTGACAAGTATGCCCGTGCTATCGCTCAGATGGCTATTGAAGGCAAACTCGGACTAAGTTCTGGCGCGTCTAGTCACCTAAGCGCGCGGAAGTCTATATCTGATGGAGTGCAAGAGATTGTGCAGTGGACGCTCGCCGAGGCGTCGCTGACACCTTCGCCAGCCGAGTGGCGAAACAAGGTGAAGTCCATTGAGTTTAGTTCACTATCGTTCGTCGGTGGTGATTCAGATGTTGCCCTTGATTCGCTTCGCGAAGTAGAGGCACACTTGCGAGCACTGGGCTGTTCGCGAGCAAAGGCGAAGTCGATTGCGCCAGAACTCTGGGGTGCTCTGCGGGATGCTGAGCCAGAGGCAGAAGCCGTCGAAGCGGAGCCCGAGGTGAAGTCGGTCGAGTCGTATGAGCGTGAGTGGTTGCTCGCGCAACTTGAGGTCTTGGAGACAGTATGACAATCAAACAGTTAGAAGAAAAGCGCGCAACGCTCCTTGCGACCGCGCGTGAACAGGCTGAAGCCGACAACGGTGACCTTGCAGTAGTCAAGTCATCGATGGCAGAGGCTAAGAATATCGCAGAGCGAATCGATGCGATGAAGTCGCTCGGTAACCTCGCTCCTGAGCCAGTTGTGGCAAGTGACGCGAAGCCTTGGAAGAATGTTGACCTTCCGATGAACCCGTTCCGGGGTGCTACGTCCGAGGAACGCTCATACAAGGCGTACGCATTCGGTAAGTTGCTCCAGCACCTCACTGGCAATCAGTCGGCTACTAAGTGGTTGGAGTCTAACGGCTTCAAGGCCATGGGTATTGGTACTGACAGTGCTGGTGGTTTCACTGTCCCCGACATCGTGAACGGACTCATCTATCTTCGTGAGGAGTTCGGAACGATTCGTAAAAAGTGCCGTCACGTAGTGATGACGTCTGACGTTCTGAAGGTCCCGAATGCTTCGACTTCGACAACGGCCTACTACCCGAACGAAGGTGCGGCAATCACGGCGTCTGACCTTGTGCTCACTCAGATTACACTGACAGCGAAGAAACTGGCCGGTGTCACGATTCATTCGAGTGAACTCCGCGAGGACGCCATCATTGATATCGCCTCGCTCATCGCTAAGGACCTTGCCTTCAGCATTGAGAAGGAGATTGAGAATGCGCTGTTCAACGGCGACGGTACTGCCACCTTTGGCGGCATCACCGGTCTGCTTCGCGCAGTGTGGGGACTTGAAGCACTTGTTGCTAACAAGGGAAACATCGCTGGTCTGGTGCTCGCAGACGCCGGTACAGTAGCCTCTGGCTTGCCAACGCTCGCAAACTGGAGGGCGATGGTTTCAAGGGCTCCTACCTACGCGCGTAACCTCGAGTGGTATATGCACAAGTCGGTATTCTTCGACGCAATCGGTACTCGCTTGGATGCTCTAGGTGGGAATGCGATGGGCGACATCATGAATGCCTACGGTGCAAATCCGACGTTCTACGGTTACCCGGTGAACTTCATTCAGAACGCGCCATCGGCTATCAACACGGCTAACACACCGTATGCCGTACTGGCCGACTTGAACATGGGAGCCTATTACGGCGACAAGCGCGACCTTCGCGTGGACGTCAGCGACCACATCAAGTTCCTCGAGGACAGCACGACTTTCCGTGCAACCACGCGGTTCGGTTTCAATGCCTACGACGTCGGAAACACCAACGCCGCGCTGGCATCTCGCAAGGCTGGTTCCATCCTTGTGCTGGCAACTCAGGCAACCTAATCGGAGCCTGACTCGACAGACAGCCACCCTACGGGGTGGCTGTTTCTTTTATACCGCTAGAAACCGCTACGCTGACCATAGAGCGTGTGTACCCCGTAAACCGTATAACTTATCGTGCGAACGGCTATCGGCGATTGTACCTCCTGAAAACAGGCAAAAAAGAACGGGGCCTTGTGAGCCCCGTTCCCTTTATGAATACCGACTTTTTGGGCGTCTATTCGCCCGTCGAACCAAACCCTCCTTCCCTCTGAACTTCGACCACTTCGCCACTGTCTAACCAGTTGACGAATACCAGTTGAGCAACTCGAGTTCCCGCTACCAGAGTGCGTGGCTCATCGCTGAAGTTATGGAGCATCACCTGCACCTCCCAGCGGTAGTCGGCATCGATGATACCCGGTGAGTTCATGACCACGACGTCCTTCAGTGCGAGGCCAGAGCGCGAGCAGACCAGACCGACCACCTCTGGGTTCATCTCGACGAATACGCCAGTTGGAACTAAGCACGTTGCCCCTGCTCGAAGGGTGACGTCTGTGGTCGTGCTAAGGTCGTACCCTGCTGATGCGCGAGTCGCGCGAGTCGCTGGGAACTTTGGATGTGAAGTTATTGTTATCATTGTTATACCTTTCGGGGAGGGCCGAAGCCCTCCCCTTTTCTCTACTTGAGGAGTCCGAGTTTTGTTGTCCACTCGGTTGCGTCGAACTCGATGCGACTGAGTTCGTAGTGGTAATCCTTTGTGCAGGATTCTGTCATGCGGGCGTCTAGTTCGACATCGCCGGATGATGCCCATGTCTTGAGTTGCTTATGGAAGTGCTTGAGTGCGCGCTCCTTGCGAGCAGGGACCTTAGCCAACTTCGCTTCGAGCGAAGCGCGGCGAGTGTTCGTGAACTCGGTTTTCTTGTCGTTGGCCTCTTGGATGAGGTCGACTTCGAGCAGTGTTCCTGCGGTCCACTTCGCGAGTGCTTCGGTAGCCATCTGAACATTCAACTTAGCGGTTTGGACGCGGGAGTCGATGCGGGTGACTTCGCTGTTTACCTTCCAAGTGTTGCCACCTGCTTCGATGATGCGAGCGATAAGTGCAGGAGCGTTGGCGATGTATTCGTTGTTTACGCGGATTGCCTTTTCGACTTGCTTGGTTGCGACTTCGTTTGGAACCATGTGGGAGCCGGAGCATCCTGTGGTGCGATGGCCGAATCCCGGAACGCGGAATCCGTGGTCTGCGAGGACGCCGTTGGTGACTGCGACGTGCTCGCCGCAGAAGTAGCAGAAGGACCGAAGTTGTGTGCGAGTATTCATGGCGTAGTATAGTGATGTGTTCGAAGTGGTCGCCATAGGTTCACTGGACTTTTTTGCATGAGCGGTTATAAAGGCCTTCAACGCGCTCCAACCAGAATCCCAGAGGGAAGTGGTTGCCAGTGAGTTCGAAGTAAAGGTCAGCCAGTTCGTGCACCTTTTTGTAGTGCACCTCACGATTGCTCCTGTCAACACTCCAGTTGCGAGCACAGTGGCGGTTCCTCCAACCTGCTGACGGGCCATCGGACAATCCAGAGTGAACTGATTCATTGAATGACTGAATGTGCCAACTTAGTCGCGCTTCGAGCAGAATAACCTCTGCTTGTTTATCTTGTTCCATACGCGGAGTTTATAGCCCGAACGAATAACTTGCCAAGCGCGCGCAAAAGGTCGCTCTATGGTCAGCGTAGCGGCGAATAGGTGGGTGCAATAATACCGTTATGTTATCCCGTGAGCAGACCATCGAGCAGGTGAGCCTTCAAGCAGACACACTGACATATCCAACGATGACTTCCGCTGAAGTCGCAACCATTGTAGACCGTTCGCGCAGATTCACGCTTTGGGCGGGGTCAACGGCGTACACAATTGGTGACCGCATCGTATCGACTCCGGCGAACGGTCGCATATACGAATGTGTCGTTGCAGGAACATCGCAGTCAACGCAACCACCGTTCCCGCTCACTGGTGGCTATGTAGGCCAAGTGTTCGATGACGACTCAACTGGCGTCTGGGCAGACGGGAATGACCTGCTCTGGGCCGATGTCGGGCCACAACCAAGTGAGCAGTACGATTCGAGAATGGCAACGCGTCAGTGCTGGCTCATGAAGGCCGCCCGTTGCGCTTCAGAGGTAGACTCAAACGGTGTCTCGCTCAACCAGTTGCTCAACAACTGCCTTCGTATGGCAGAGCGATACAAGGCGGTGGTCGTAGTATGACACAGGAGCATCTCGAGGTTCTAAGAACGGCTCACGCGCGAGTCGCCGCAGTCACATACTTCACAGTAGAGCGGGCCACGCGCGCCTCTGATGGCGCGGGTGGTCAGACTATTGTTTGGAACACCGTTGCGTCTGGACACGGGACGTTCAAACAGAATCGCTCGACGAAACAGAACGCGAGTGAGCGACTGACTAACGTGTCTGGTGTCTTGCTTGTGTGTGCCTACGACGTCGACGTGAAACCTACTGACCGCGTTCGCGCTAAGGACTTTTCATATGACGTGCTAGCAGTCGATATGGACACAGACGAACTCCTTGTCCGCAATGTGACACTGGAGTCGCGCTAGTGAACCAGAACGAACTCATCACGACTGGACTTCAACTGTTGACTACAGTCGCGACTGCCTCTGCTGTCTACACCGGGATAAAGGTGAGCATCGGCCAGATAGAGGTGCAACTAAGAAACCTTGAAAAGTCTGTCGACTGGCAGATAACTGAAACACGCGCGCTCGAAGGTCGAATAGGCGACCTCGAGTCAAGGGTGTCTAAGATTGAAGGGCTATTGGAGAAAAGGCATGAATAGTGTATCGGTTTCAAGATTATGCGTTCTGTTTGTCATTGCTTTTGCCACCGGGTTTACTGCGTCAATGTCTGATGGTTTCGGTGCATTCGTTGGAGGTGACTTCGCTACTTTATGGGAGGCTACCGAGGCGAACTTTACTAAAGCACTTGCTGTTGGCGGCAGTTCAGCATTGACGGCGGTAATCAGTTTTCTAACAGTGCCATTCAGTGGTCTACCTGCGAACGCGCTCGAATACAAAAACAGTTCTAAGAAGGTGGTTGAATAGTGCTCCATTCTGTAACACTCGATGACGTAGTGCAAGACCAATCAGGTTACGCAGTCCTGTTCACTGACGGCTACACAGTTTGTGTCGAGCAGTACGATGACTTGAAAGCGAATGCGCTAGACACATTGGAGCGATACGCGAATGATGTACTGCGGGCGGCCCTTATTCTGCGATGGGTTGCTTCATCAAAACTAAACGAAACTGCTTCAATAGGTGACGGAGGGTCGGTGAATAACCTTGGCTGATGTGCGAATTGAGTTCCCTGCAAGTGTCCCGTTTCACTCACAAACGACTGGAAACCAATGGACACTTTCAGGCCTTAGCGACTCGATGGGTGTCATTATGCAAGCGGAGGAAGATTGTGTCGTGGACTCAGTGATGGGCTACACAGACATTATCACTGGTACGCCGGGCACCATTCGCGTCGGAATCCAAAGTGTGACCGCCGCCGGGATACCATCTGGGACGTGGATTGCTTTTGGCGACTTCACCGCGAATGCGACGAACTTTCCACAGTTCACAACCTTCAAGAAAACATTGACCACTACTGGGTCTGTCACGCGCGGTCAACAAGTCGCTGTCGTATTCGCTCCATTGTCTGGCACCTTCAACGGTACAAACTTCATTCGTTTTTACTACGCGAATGGAACAGCCCTAGGTGAATACACAAAGGTGTACCCTTACACTTATGGTGCAAGCGGCGGTGGAGCCGCGGCGAAGTCAACCACTGCGTTTGCCGCAACAGCGGGGTACGGTTCATCGACAAGGCATTATGGATTCGCGTGTGGAACCAGTGGTGTCGCATCGTGGAACAGTACCGGGACTCCAGACGAACGCGGTATGAAGTTCAGCATCCCTACTGGTACGTGTACATCGTACAAAGTCGCCGGTATCCGCTTGTTAGCCGGTATAACGAACTCAGCCGCTACGTGGGATTTGGTACTCTACGATTCAGCAAATACTGTACTTCAGTCGATATCATTCACAAATAGCGCAATGTTCAATACCGCATCAATCGGGCTACGCGACTTTTATTTTGATGAGTCTACATTATCTGCTCTCACACCGGGGTTAGACTACCGAATCGTAGTCAAACCGACAGCCGCTTCACTTGGTGCTATGGTGTACAACATCGCTGGGTCAGCGTGGCCGCTCGCTCCCGCTATAAACCCGGGTGGAACTTGGGCGTATACGACCCGTACGGACGCTGGCGCGTGGACAGACGACCCGAATGTAACGATGCCTCTGAAACTGATTCTTCACGACGTAACATCCAACGGTGGAGGCGGTGCAATAATCCCAGTGGGTATGACTGGAGGCATTCGTGGCTAAACTGACAATAAAGGCGAGTACTGCGAACCGCTCTGAGTACATATACATTCAGAACTCGACTTCGACTACAGGAGCGGGTCTCACTGGCCTAGTTTTCAACTCAGCGGGCCTAACTGCCTATTATGTAACAGAGCGTGGCACTCCAACTGCGATTACACTCGTCACATTGGCGTCTGCGACCGCCGCGTATTCGTCTGGCGGATTCGTCGCGGTCGACGCGACGAATATGCCCGGGCTGTATCGCTTCGACCTACCAACTGCCGTTCTCACTGGGAATAAAAGCATCGTGTACCTAAAGGGCGCGACGAATATGGTGCCAGTGTTACTCGAGTATGACGTTGTTGCGTACGACACACAAGACACCGTTATACACGAGTAACACTGGCACCATATTCGTCGCGC